TTCTCCTGTATCTTCACCAGCAGCCTGTTGCTGCATTGCCATTTCGTGTTCTTGATCCTGAGTCATAAAAGGTTCTTCCATCTGCATCTGCATATTGATTTCTTCCAACTGTTCATCTGTAAGCATAAGTATTTCTTTTTGAACATACTCCTTACTAAACAGTGCGCCAATATAAGAAGAAGCACCTTGTAAAACTTCAAATCTACTTCTCAAAATCTCCTGATTCTTCGATTCAGTATAGTAAGCATCTTGTGCATACACATACTTAATATTGTCTCTATGTAGTTTCCAATCATCTTCTGTCATAATATTCTTAAGGACTAATTGCGTCTTTAACATATCATCAAACATGGTTGAAAACTTCTTTCTCAACTTAGAAACAAACTTGGTAAACTTTAGTTCATCTCTGTTAATCTCAGCTGCTCGGCCAAAGTTTAGGCCTGCTTGCTGCTCTAATCTTGATACAGGAACATTCAATGACTGATATAACTTCTTCTGGAAGTATTCTATATCTTCTATCTGTCCTAAGTTCTGTCCTGCTGGCAGTGTGTCAATTTGTGTACCTTGACTGCCTTCTCTACGTGGAAGCCAAAAGTCCTCCAACATAGACATAAACTTCTTATCGTCCCTTATCTCACCTGTGTTAGCATCATACACTAACTTGTTACGATATCTATCCATGATATCCTTCAGGTATTGTTCTGCTCTGTTGCTTGGTAAGTTACCAACGTCAACATAAAATATTCTACGTTCTGGAGCGCGTGTAATACGATAAATTACTGCTGCGTTCTCCATCATTCTGAGTTGGTTAGCTGGTCTAATAGCCTTATGTAGGTAGGACAAAGGAATATTTTTGTCCTGATCTATCAAACCACTCGGGCAATACACTATTGCATCCTTTGTAATTTTTAGAGAGCTATCGGTTTCAGCTGCTCTATATTGTCCGGGTTTATTTGCTATACCCTTCTCATTATATAAGAAAAATTCTTCTGTGCTTTTAATGAAAGAAACACCCTGTTGGTTTTTTTCTTTCTTTACTTCCTTGACCTTCGTCATTTTACGAGGATCAATATAACGTATGTCTTTTATACCGTCTTGAGGCTTTTCAGTATCAATTACTTTGTGAAAGTACATTCTACCATCAATGTACCAACGTCTAAAGTAATCTTGAGCCCTATCATTAAACTGTAGTAAGGACAAAAGATACTCAAATTCTGAATGTATTTTGTTCTTAATACTGTTCGACAAATCTACATCATCTAAGTCTAACTTCAATGGCTTTTCATCATCAAGGTTAGCAATACTATCATTCACAATATCTTCAATAGCAGCATCAACATCGGCCATCATGGCAATGTCTCTGTAGCGCTTAATTAACTGTGCTTCGGTATTAGCAACGCCTTCAATATCTAAGTAGGTGCCGTAATAGCCACCTGCTCGTATACTTTCAACACCACCATCGTCCGTGGGTGCCACAAAGGATTTCTCCGTTTGTGGCACCTTAGCACGAGTTATTTCAAACCCAAAAATATTCATATTATATTATCCTAATTACGATTAAAAGTTATCGTAATGCTGGAACTGGAATGTTACCGTAAATTCTTCCAGTATGTCATTTTGCGAATATGCTAATGCAATCTCACTCATTTGTATTGGGAACGCATTACGTAGGGTGTAAGTACCACCAGGCAATACGTCATCATTTCTATCTAAATGCTGTACTACTATATCTGCTTGATAATCAGAGGGAGTAAGAATCCCTGTGTTTTCAGCAGTAGAGTTCATGCCTTCCATCCACTGTTCCATAGGTCTACGTAGAGACTGCTCAGTGTCGTTTACTATAGTTACTGTCCATGGATCGAAAATACGTTCACCAGCTAGTTTAACCTCACGACCTCTGTACTGAATAATCGCTGGGTTAACAGTGGATGCCGGGACTGCCGCCCCGGTAACCAATAAGCTGTATGAAGTATCTACACCTGTGACATAACTAGGAAAGCCTAAAAGCACTCTAAACTGATTGGGACGCGCACCACCAGCTCCAAGTCTTGCTTTAAAATCTGTGATATTCATTTATTTTATCTCTCCTGTTTTTATTTTATTTATACGCCTTACGCGCCAATTTCTTCAAACTGAATTCCGGTGCGAGTCGCTACAAAGTTCAGCTGTATAAAGTTAATTGAACGAGCTGGCTGTATGAAAATGTCTGCAACAAAAGAGTTAGAATCAATAACTTGTTGTGTATTGTTTGAAGCATCACACACAACACGGAAGTTATAAACACCTCTTCTACCCTGGACATCTCTTAGGAAAGGTTCTACCAGATTCTTAAATTGTGCTCTGCTAAATTCATCATTGAATTCAAACAGTTGGAACTTAGAAGCTGTTGCTATAGCCTTTTCAAGTACAATGAACAGTCTGCGTACATTGATACGATCAAATGCGCTTGGTTTTTCAAGCAGAGTTTTGTCACCAAACAATACAATACCTGAACCAGGGAAGCCTACGATTGGGTTTACACCGCCCCTGTAAAGCTCATCTCTGTCAGCTTTGTTAGGTGAGTAAGCAAGCCTAACAGCGTTCTTTAAACGTCCTCTGTTATAACCTGCAGGAGAGAACCAAGGATCTGCTTCTGCGTCAGTTCTTGCACACAGTCCAGCAGTATCACCGTTACAGGGAATCCACAAGTAACGATCGTAATATCTATCGTACATATACTTCCAACCAGTGTCCATCACAGCGTATGAGCTTCTAGTCAGTGAAGCACCTGTAATGTCAGCAAGAATATTATCTTTTTGACCTGAAGTCTGACCTACTACTGAAGCCTTATCAGGAGACAAGAATACAACACAGTCCTTACGAACGTCTGCTACATTGTCAATTACTGATTTAGCATTTGATACTGCAAGGTCACCACAAATAATTAGGTTTACATCTACAAGTTCATCATTAGCAAACATCGTATACGCTGTTGCAATTTCTGATGCTGAAGGTGTAGGATCTACACCGCCTGATAATGTGCCTCTAATTTCGCTAGGAGTCAAAGTAGTTGTATAAGTTTTTAAACTGTAGGTAAGATTTGCTGTTGCTGTAGGAACTGCCCAAGGTGCTTTGTCTGCTTCTACTGCTGATGAAGGGTGATCCATCTGCCACAGCCATTCAGAAGTATCGTTTACAACAGTTTTGTAGTAGTTACTTTCACCAAAAGAGTTTTTAGCATCTGATGCTTTAGAAACACCCTGGAATTTTTCTAATACAGTGCCTGCTACACCTGTGATGCTACCGTTTGAATCAACAACAATGATATGTATTTCGTCACCAGTAACACCTGCATTGGTTGCCCAAGCAGTAGTACCGGGAGTGTAGTCAAACTGTGCCAAGTATTCCCATTTACGAGTAACAGTTGCTGTTGTAACTGCTACAGCTGCATTTGCTGCAAGAACAACATTATCATCATCTGTTACAGCCGAAACTGTGCCAATAAGAGCACCAGTTGAATCATATACAGTTGCCCCTACATAAAGTTCAGTAGTAGCCGCACCGTCTGCTGCTGCTGAAGTCATTGCAGTGGATGAAGTAGTTGTTGTCCAGGTGCCTGTAAGAGCCTTAGAAGCGTTTGCACCATCAGTCATGCCAACAACAATGCCATTACCTCGAACACCTGCATATTTGGCAGACCACATACCCTGTGCATCAGAGTTTCCGCCTTCGTATGTTTCTTGGTATGAGTCTTGGTTTGTAATTAAAACAGCAGTTCCTGAAACAGAAGCATTACGTGCTGCTGAGTCAGACGCCCTGATTACTTTTAAAGCACCAGTATAAGCTAGAAATGAAGATGCCGCAAAGAAAGTTCCCGCGTCCGCCGCTGCAGGTGGTTTGCCAAAGCGATTGACTAGTTGATTTTCAGTGCTGACATCGACGATTTCATCTATAGGACCCCATGTAAATTTTCCTGCAACACCCCCAATAGAAGTGCCGACCGCAGGAACAACAGAGGTTAAATCTGTCTCTGTTACCTGTACGCCAGGTGATAGCTGAAAAGCCATATTTATTCTCCTCGTTTTAAATCAGACATAATTTACTTACGTTATTCATCTGATTATTTATAAGTTTTAGTATTTGTATCCCAATTCTTTAATTTTTGCTGCATATGATTCGTCTGTAATCCAATAATCTCCAGCAATCACTTCGCCTTTATCCTCCTCATTTGATTTTACATGAACAAATGGGGTAAGTTCTTGTGAGATTGTTTTCATTTCTTTGTTATACAGTCCTTCTCTTGTGTTTACATCTACTAACTCTTTGAAGAATGGCATAGTAGACAACCAACCGAACAACACCATACACATTACTAAGTCATCGTGGTAACCTTCATCAGCTTGATACCCCTGACCTTTCTCAATAAACGTAGAGATTTCGTGTATGATCTCTGCGTCAAATACTAATAGTTTCTTTTCTTCCATAAGAGACTTAAAGTTAAAACACCCCTGTCTCTTTACTTGTTTAGAGGTATTAACACCTAAACGTGTAGACCTACCAAAACCAGGTGTAACATACTGTCTGGCCTTCTCGGTCACCGTAGTGAATAGGTTTTCATACTCTATTTCTTCGTGTAGAATTTCAATAACCTGCCCGCCAATATCGTTATTTTCGCATAATATGTAAGCATTATTGAAGTCTCTACCTAACTTTGAAATCACCTCAGGATACAGCAGAGGTGCTATCTTGTTATTTCTAAATGTTGCTACTACTTTATACGGCATTTCTGTGATGTCTAAAACAACAAAAGCAGAATAGTCACCGCCAATGCCACGTGCAGTATCAACAGTAATACAGTAATAATGTTCTTCTTTTGGTTCCTCATATATTCTAAGCCCGTCATCATTATAGAAGATAGGCTCCTTGGAACTCAAAGTTGCAATAGTTCTTGCATTGATAAGTGTGTTGGATGAACCTAAAAACTCACACAGAACCTCTTGGTTAAACTTTAGTTCGCCAAGAAGTTTAAGTTGTTCTTCTGCCCACTTCTCATCTCTGCCAGGTATTTCTTTATAAGGAATGAAGTGATGTGTAAATCCGTTCGCTCCTTTCTCTGCTTCGTTCCAAAACTTCCAAAAGTGATTGTATCCTAATGGAGTAGATGTAAGTAGAATCTTTGTAGTTTCACCAGCAGAAATAGTAGGATATACAGAAGCAAAGAACTCATCCGCAACATTGTTCGGAATGATTGCCGCCTCGTCAATGTATAGCCAGTTTACAGACTTACCACGAATACCTGAAGTAGTCGTTGCTGATGTAAATATTCTACAGTTGTTTTCTAGTTCTACGTCACCTTTGTTCCATGTCTTTACACCCTGCTGCATCCATATAGGCAGGTTTTCGTACATAGTTTGATAACGTGCCAACACCTCTCTCGCTGATGCTGTTTTGTTACCCATGATAGCAACAGTCTTGTCGCTTTGAAATATAGTATAATGAAGTATACAGGCCGCTGCTGTTACAGTCTTACC